TCTAGCGTGGCTGGCACTCCAACGGTATTTAACGATAATGGCACAGGCATTTCATATAACAATGCCCTTTGGAAATTAGACGATACTTTAGTATTCAATAAGGCTACCGTTAGTCGAGTTGGTGGCACTCCACAGGTTGCTAGCAACCAGGATTCAATCGATAAGTATTTCTTACATTCTTACAATGAGCAGAATTTAATGATGGAAACTGATGCCGAAGCTCTAAATAATGCTTTGGCTTATGTGGCTTCCCGTCAAGATACCTCAATTCGATGTGATGCCATTACCCTAGACCTTTACACTGACAATTATGATGCTGGCATTGTTGCGGCTTTGGATCTTGATTACTTTGATCCAGTGACAGTTACAACCACACAACCAGGGTCATCAACCCTAACCAAGACTTTGCAGGTGTTTGGCATATCTCATGATATTAAACCAAACGCCTGGAAGACCACATTAACCACCTTAGAACCCATCATTGATTCGTTCATTATTGGAACAAATTATGGGATACTAGGCACTAACACACTTTCTTACTAAGGAGAACAAATGGCAGCACCATTAGGCTTCAAGACATTCGCCACAGGTGATGTTCTCACAGCCGCAGACACAAACGGATACTTGATGCAGGGAGTTTGGGCATTTGCCTCAGCTGCTGCTCGTGATGCCGCAGTTACAAGCCCTCAGCAAGGCAATATGTGTTTCTTGAAAGATAGCAACACTACTCAATATTATTCAGGTTCAGCTTGGACTTCAGTTGCCGGTGCTGCTGGTGTAAATTTGCTTCTTAATTCAAACTTTGCATTGAATCAGCGTGCTTATGTTTCTGCTGCTAACTTGGCTTCAGGTTCATATGGTTTTGATCGTTGGAAGTCAAATTACACAAATACAACTCTGACATTTACTGCATCAACACAAGGTCAATCTGTGACAATTAATGCTAGCGGTGGACTACAACAAGTTATTGAACAAGGTTTAGTTCCAGCTGGTACTTATACACTTTCATGGACTGGAACGGCAACTGGCCGTGTTTACAATTCAGGCGGAACACCAGGATCTTATGCAGCCTCACCAGTGACTTTTACAGCTGATGGAACAGCCAATGTTGTTGTTGAATTCACAGCCGTTTCAACTACTAAGACTCTTTCAAAGGTTCAGTTCAATTCAGGAACAAATACAACTTGGTCTTTAGCTACTCCGACTTTACAAACCGAATTAGCAGCATGCCAGCGTTATTACTATCGCAATACACTTCCAACTGCGACAGCGGTAGGAACATCATTAGGACGTTCCAGCACTGTTTCAGATTTTATTGCTCAATTCCCCGTAACCATGAGAACAAATCCATCAGCGGTAGAATCTGGTGGAACATGGTCATTAACCGATCCGGGAGTAGCTGCTTACACAGTTACAACTTTCACTTTCGTTCACGCAAGCTTACAAACTGGTTATTTTAGACCAACCGCAGCAAGCGGATTAAATCAAGGAAAAGTGTATACGTTAGATGGTCCGACTAGCGGATACATCGGATTTAGTGCGGAGTTATAAAATGGCAAATATTGAACATGTTACACAGATTGATGAAGTAACAGGAGAAGTAATCGAAACAGTTTTAATTGACAGAGGTAATGGTGAGTTTACGTCGATGTTAAAAACTGCTTACGATCAAATGATAGCTGCTAATGAAGCCGCGCCTAAGTAAGTCAGCAATTCAACTTCGTGAACAGATCGACGACACCTTCGGAGATCGAGATCGAACTTCTGATGGTTGGATCGGCGATACTCGACACAGCGCGCGCCCTTCAGATCACAATCCTGATGCTGACGGCTGGGTTCGTGCCATCGATGTCGATCGAGATCTTTCAGGCAAGGCTAAACCTGACCTCATGCCAGATCTTGCGGATCAGATACGTCTCTTTGGAAAGTCTGATAAGGCAAAGCGAATCTCCTACATCATCTTTGACGGCAAAATTGCCAGTTCAAAAGCAGGTTGGAAGTGGCGCACATACACAGGGATTAACAAACATAATCACCACTGCCATATTTCGTTTACGAAAGCGGCTGACCTTAATGGTGAATTTCTTCAAATACCTATGATCGGGGGATCAAAATGAAAGATCTACAAAACGCAGCAGGTTCATGGGGCAGAGCATTTTTAGTCGCAATTATTTCAATGTACGCAGCTGGGGTGACTGAGCCAAAGGCTTTGATCGCTGCCGGTATTGCTTCAATTATCCCACCAGTATTGAGATATTTAGATCCTAAAGATGAACTCGGAAGAAAATGACACAATCCGAATTCTTTCAACTCTATATTGCCACCATTGTGATAATCGGTGGATTGGCTGGTTATGTGATCACGCACTTGTTGAGCGAGATCAAGCGACTCAACACGCGAGTCGATGAGATTTACAACATACTTTTAGAACGCTAGAATAAAGCATGGCCGCACGCAAAGCGAAAGCCCTTGAGGACCAGGGTTACACTCCACTAGAGGCTTACTGTATTGGTTTAAACGAATACTATAAGGCTTTGCGTAAGGCTGGCTTTGCGACTGATATCTGTATGTCGCTGCTCATGGATCCATTCTCTTATCCTGATTGGATTCTGCCTAAACGGATCAATGATAACCCTAGTGGGCTACCTGGTTATTATCCTGATGATGACGAGGACTAATGAAAAGAACCGTCGTAATACCAGACTTACAAGTGCCATATCACGACGAAGTAGCAGTTAAAAATGTTTCAAGTTTTATTAAGGCGTTTCGCCCTGATGCTGTTGTTACTCTCGGAGATGAGATCGACTTACCCCAGATCAGCAGATGGACAGAAAACAAGCCAGGGTGGTACGAACAAACCCTAGCTATTGATCGAGACATGGCAGTCCATGTTTTATGGGAATTAACCCAGCATGTCAAAGAAGCCCACATGATCAGGTCAAACCACACTGATCGACTTTACAACGTGATTATGAATAAAATACCGGCATTCTTATCACTGCCAGAACTTCGTTTTGAAAAGTTTATGAAGCTTGATGAACTTGGAATCTCTTATCATAAAAAGCCATTTCCGATTGCTAAAGGATATGTGGCAGTTCATGGAGATGAACAGGCAATTAAACCTACTCCTGGCCTTACAGCCTTAGAAGCAGCCCGTAGGCATGGGTTAAGCGTGATCTGTGGACACACTCACAGAGCAGGCCAATCGGCCTTTACAGAGGCCTCAGGGGGCAAATTAGGCCGTATCCTGCGTGGCTTTGAAGGTGGTCATCTAATGGACATTCGCAAAGCTCATTACACAAAAGGCACAATGAATTGGCAGCAGGCTTTCTTGATAGTCGAAGAGGATGCTAAGGGCGTTCAGGTGAGCACAATTCACCTAGAAAAGGATGGCACATTTGTGTACAACGGGCGCAGGTATGGACGATCTAGATAATCCGCTTAGGCGAGACATCGACAATCACATGGATGATGCAGAATTGTTACCGTTTCGTTATCAAAAGGCGCTTGATTAGTCCGAGCTAGCCTGTACATTCAGCCTTATCAAGTGATCGTCATTTGATGGAAAGGGCTAAGAAATGAATCTTGATTTATATCTAACGCTTGTAATGGGAGCGTTTTTGGCAGTAGGTGTCGCAGCTGGTTATGCGCATGGATACAAGCAAGGCAAAGATGAAGGATACGCACTGGGTCGCTCAGTTGCCCGACACACATTTTGGTCAGAGTGAAGGCCAGTGAAATCCTCGATGAAGCCAAACAACTCCTCGTCGAACGAGGTAGTGAGTACGGCGACTCAACTCTCAATCACATTCAAATCGCAAGACTCTGGAGTGTGTATCTTGACAAAAACATCGAGCCTCACGAAGTCGCAATCTGTCTCATCCTCACCAAAATCTCGAGAATTAAAACTACGGCAAACCACCCAGACAGTTACAAAGACATCTGTAGCTACTCTGCAATCGCTGGCTCTATTACATCAACTGATTGGAACGACCTTGACAGTTACTAAGGCAAAACCCGGACAATGGTGTGATTACTGCAAAATGCGTTGGGGTCAGGAACACCCTAATGGCAAAGGTAAAACATTAGCTGTTTGGACTGTAGTAAGTCAGCACGCTAAGTCTAAAGGAATCAACCGACATTATTGCCAGCCTTGTGCTGTCTGGGTGTCAATATGGCCAGATGGATCTCACTGGCCACTTACCGAGCAAGCAGAGTTCTTAGTAAAGCAAGAGGAGATCGATCATGGCGTTTAACCTAGCTGATTATGAGACAGTCGAGAGCCGACTAGAAAAGTTTTGGAAGGAGTTCCCAGATGGACGCATTTCAACGGAATTGGAAGTATGTGAAGCTCATCGATATGTTGTTAAGGCCTATCTCTTTAGGACTTTTCTCGATCAAGTCGCATACTCGACTGGCTTTGCTGAAGAAAAGGATTCTGATCGCGGCGTTAATGCAACTAGTGCGTTGGAAAACTGCGAGACTTCAGCGATCGGCAGAGCTCTTGCTAACGCAGGTTTCGCAACTAAAGGAAAGAGACCAAGCCGAGAGGAAATGGTAAAGGTCTCACCTAAGCCAGTAATCTTAAAAGAGAAGTATCCAGAGCCAGTTAAAGATGCCTGGACAATAGAAAACCCTAAAGACGTACAAGAAGTCGTACAAGTTCAGGGTGCGCCAACACTTAACTCGGCTATGAACTTATTAACTGATGAGATGAATGCCAAAGAAATACCGCAAGCACCAAAGTGCCAGCATGACTTCATGATTCATAAGACTGGCGTTTCAGCAAAGAATGGCAAACCTTATGAAGGCTACACATGTCCATCTAAGAATCGGGCAGAACAATGCCCACCAATCTGGTTATAACTAATGGCTTCCCAGCATCGTAAGCATCGTGGTTATCGCACTCAGAAGTGCGTCGCTGAGTACCTAAAAAAGTGGTTTCCATATGCAGACAGTGCTGGGGCAGGCAGACAAGGCAGTGATGTTACAGGTGTCCCGTTCGACATCGAAGTAAAAGCACGATCTGCCTTTCAGCCGAAGGAGTGGCTGGATCAGACCCGCAAACGCTCAGATGGGAAGCTGAGTGTTGTGGTCATGAGATTCAATGGGCAAGGGGAAGATGCGGCGGAATACGGGGCAATGCTCAGATTCTCTGATCTGGTCCAGCTACTCAATAAAGTCGATTACGCAGAATGGTTTCAAGATCCTAGTCGTTGTAAAGGCTGTGGCACTTGGCTAATCAGCAGTTACACATATTGTACGAAATGCGAGGAACACAATGCCAGTGTATGACTATGAATGCATAGTTTGTGGGCAAACGCAAGAGCTAGAACATTCAATGAGTGCTGTAGGCAACCCGGTACTTCATTGCTCAACGCCCATGATTAGGGTATTTGCGCCAACGCCTGCGATCTTCAAAGGCACTGGCTGGGGAAAGGATAAGTAATGTCAATTCATTACAAGGAAAGCGAACGTTCTACTTTGATGACATGTTGTAACGAAATACAGTTTGAACACAGCTGTGCTTATTGCTATGAACGCATGGGTTGTTACTACTGTTCATTTGATTTGGATACACGCCATGATTGTATGCAGGATTAGACACGCCCAAGATCATGCGTAAATCAGTAATGGATTTGACAGGTGCGGTACGCTATAAATCGCTAGCGAGCGCGTGTGCGCGGTTGCTCGCGACCGCGATGTTAGCTATCGGGGGAGTTCTATTTATAAATCAATCATCTATAACTGAGACTGCTGAAGCAGTCGAAGTAAAAGATTTTAATATAAAAGAATATATTCAAAGCCATCTAACAAGTAAGACTTACAAATGCTTAGATACTCTTGCTACTAAAGAGAGTAACTGGAACTTCAAAGCTGTTAATGGTAGTCATCATGGATTCCTTCAAGGTAGATCACAATGGTTAGCTACTGCTAATGAAGAGCAGCAGTATGACTGGTCTAGTAGGTATGTGGCTCATAGATATGGAGTAACAGAGTATGATGAGCCAGACTTCTGTGCAGCGCTAGATCATTGGAAGGCTAAGGGATGGCACTAGACAAACTAAACTCAAGGCGCTATAGAGGGCAACGAGAGCGTGTGTTCAATCGTGATGGCAGATCGTGTCAAATCTGTGGCACAGATGAAGGCGAGATGCACATTGATCACATCATCCCACGCAAGTCCGGCGGTACTCATGATCTTGATAACCTTAGAGTCTTATGTAAGAACTGTAATCTACGCAAGGGTGTCAAAAATGATGGTGTTTTTTTAGCACAAGCGGCTACCCCCCCTGCCTTTCCAAGCATTATCTCCCCAAAAACCACGGGTACGGTCCTAGCCGGTCCCTGTACGGGCCAACCTGAGCAGGATGGATAGGGATATGCCCCGTAAGAAAAAACCCCGTATGGGGGCTACCAAGCCTCGGCTTCATAGTCCACTACTTAAAGGTAAATCTCGAGGGATTGAGATCGCTCAGCTAGCAGACTCGATAGGTATGCCGCTTTTACCGTGGCAAGAATTTGTAATTAACGATATGTGTACGGTCGATAAAGATAATATGTTTATCCGTAAGACAAACCTCATATTATGTAGCCGGCAACAGGGTAAGACTCATCTCGCGCGTATGGTCATGCTCGGGCATATGTTTCTCTTTGATAGCCCTAACGTTTTGATTATGAGCTCTAATAGATCGATGGCCTTAGACACCTTTAGACAGGTCGCCTATGCAATAGAGAATAACGACGGCATGCGTAAACAGGTAAAACAGATCCGCTATGCAAACGGCACCGAGTCTATAGAGCTAAAAAATGGGCATAGGCTGGACGTTGTGGCGGCCACGCGTGACGGATCTAGAGGCCGTACCGCCTCGCTGTTGTACATCGATGAAATCCGAGAGATTAGTGAGGAGGGTTTTAGAGCTGCAACTCCTACGACTCGCGCTAAACCTAACGCTCAAACCTTGCTTACTTCTAACGCCGGTGATGCTTTTAGCACGGTGCTTAACGACCTACGCGAGAGAGCTATGAGCAGCCCGCCTAAGACGTTTGGATTTTACGAGTACTCAGCCCCTCAATTTTGCTCTATTACCGATCGCGATGCGTGGGCTATGGCCAACCCGGCGCTTGGATATACCGTAACTGAGGAGGCACTCGAGGAGGCCGTGGCGACTCAGCCTATAGAGACTACTAAAACGGAATTATTGTGCCAATGGATCTCGTCCACGGCGAGCCCGTGGCCGCATATGAGCGTAGAAAATGCAGGCGATAAGGATTTAAAAATGTCACCGGGCCCGCTTACTATTTTTGCCTTTGACGTCTCACCGTCAAGACGCGACGGCTCGCTTACGATGGGCCAAGTCTTGCCCGATGGCCGTATAGGCGTAGCTGTACTCGAGTCTTTTCATAGTGACGTAGCTATAGACGAGCTATTTATGGCCGATCATATTGCCAAATGGTGTAAAGATTTTTACCCGCGTACGGTGTGCTTTGATAAATACACTACGGCCTCTATAGCTAAACGCCTTGAGATTAATGGTATCCATACGACCGATATATCGGGACAAAAGGGGTATCAGGCCTCAGGGGATCTCCATCAAGCTCTATCTAATAATCGCCTCGTGCACTCGGGCCAAGATCAGCTCGTAACTCATATGTCTAATTGTGCGGCTAAAGAGTCACCCGATAGCTGGCGCATCGTGAGGCGTAAATCGGCCGGCCCCGTGGATATAGCTATAGGGCTAAGTATGATCGTCCATATCCTTAATCAGCCGATGGCCGAGGCTAAAGTTTATATTTAGACACGCCGCCTAATACCTGATTTTGTGCTTGACATTTTGAGAAAATCCTCCTCATGGGAATACTCCAAACTCTAGGGCTTAAAGGCTCTACTAAACCTCAGGTAGAGGCTCAGTATGCACCCGCCGTAATGGATACTACTTACGGTTATGGATCTTTTAATACCGGTAATTTTGGATATAACGGCGTAGGTATCGATCGTAATTTTGCTTTACAGGTAGCAAGTGTAAGTAGATGCCGTAACCTTTTAGCCGGAGTTATCTCATCAATCGATTTAGCATTATATAAAAAATCTACGGGCGAAAAATTAGGATCTCCTATTTGGTTAGAGCAACCTGATCTACGCCAACCTCGCAGCG